AATGATATTCTTCTGATTTTCGCTTATGTTCGTTCCAGAGAAATCCCTTACTATTCTTCCATACTTTTGTATGTTTGCCCTATCTGCATCATTTAGATTTTGAATACCCTTTGAAATTGCGGTTTGAAACGCATTGGAGTAATTGTTTACTGCCTGAGTGAAGTTTTCTGGATATTTTTCTGGGGCAACTACTGTTGGCTTATTTTCTTCAAATCTTTTGGCTGCCGCAGCAATATCATACTTAACGACATTGATCGTTGGCTGAACCATTTTACCAGCAGTTCGATCAAAAACTGGTTGCTTGCTTGTGTCTGGAACAGTTCCTGTTGCCGCAAAAGTCGCTGGATTTAGCTTGTAAACATCGCGAATTAAGGTTTCCTCGGCCTTGGCCTTGTCAAAAATTAAATTCTTACCAATAAATGATTCTGCATTAGCAACACCTTTTTCTTTGAAAGGGTTAACTTCTGCCGCAAGCTTGCTGGCAGTTGCAATGCTATAATTCCCAGCCTTAAATCGTGTTGGATCAAGTTTTAAGTTTTCCTTGATATAGGCTTCCCTAGCCCCAAGAATGTTCGCAGCATTTTTTGCGGTTACATATCTTTCTGGATTGGCCAATCCAGGGGCTGCTTTTTTAATTTCATTTACAGCCTTTTGTTTGGCTTCAGCCGCAATTTGTTCTGGTGTTTTTTTGGTTGCCATATTAGCTAATACCTACTCTTGGAAGATTGCTCAAGTAATCAACATTACCTATTCCCTGCGACTGCTGAACATTCTGTGGTACAGCCCCCATAGGAGATTGACCATAAAGGCGAGCGAATTGAAGGGCGGCTTGCTGACCCAAACCACGCTGAGTTGCGTATGCTTCTGGAGCCATCTCGAACTGACGGCGCATAGCCTCCAAGGAACGCTGTGGGCCAAGCTCACGCTCAACCTGCAAGCCAGCCTGGGCTGATCTTTGCAGATCCAAGGCTGACATCTGGCGTTCCAGCTCACGCTGGCGAGGAGAATACTTCTCCCGCAACCTTTGTTCCAGCGCGGCAATTTCTGGCTGTTTCTGGATATAAGTCTCAAGGCTTGAGCGATAGAAAAGATCATTCGCCTCAGCCGCCCTCAGCGGATCGGGCGGAGGCGGAGGTGCCGGAATAGAGGGACCGCCACCCATTAGAGTAAAGCCTTTCGCATAAAATTCATATAGTCGTAACTCCTTGGTTTGCCAAAACGATTAAAGGTGATCCGCTTGCGGGGACCAAAACGCTCCGCTAGGAGCAACAGCAAGCACTTTAAGGATTTAGCACCTTTTGAGGAGATAGTCAAATCAACAAACACATTCTCGCCATCTTCGCTATGCACATAATGGTCAGGCTTTTGCCCATCCTTTATGCACCTAGCCAAAGCCACCCCGGCTATGCCTTCCTCATCCCTAACAATCCCGACCATACCCTGCTTCTCAAACCAGCCAAACCACTCAGCCAAGTTAGGCCACATAGCCTCTGGAACACCGCTTTCTTCAATGTATTCAATAGCCGTCATATTGTCTTTTGAATCTCAATTGTATCTGGGTTGGCAGCAGCCGTAATCTGACGTACAGCCAGCCTGTTGCCAGTGCTTGAAATCTTAATGTTAATTAACCGCCATTTCTCGTACTTGCGCAGATCAGCCGCCAACTTCTTCTTTACGGTTGTAGGAAGCACTGCTGGCAATGCAAATGGCAATACGAGCGTACTGCTTGAAATGTCAATGTTTGGCTGTACAACCACATCGCCAACATCTGTATCGCGCTGGATGAATATGGATGTATCTGTTGAGAACGAATTGTCAAAGATAACTTCAAAATGACTTCCGTACTTTAATGAGAATGGATCGCCAAAGTTAAAGTCCTTTGTTCTTACATAAGACTCATACTCAACGCCACCATCCTTGTAATCCTCAAATGTCGTTCCAGCCGGTGTCTTGTATCCTGCGTACCTTTGAATCACGCCATTGGTCTTCTTGAACATTGCCCTTGACCCTTCGTTGTTGTAATTGGTTAGGGTGAACTGCATAACCTGGGGACTCCAAGTGCCTTCAAACGCGCCTAGAGCTGTGTTGTAAACAATCAGCGTATCGTTGTAATCGTTTGAACCGGTTGGTACGGCCAAGAAGTATCTGTTATCGTAGTAGATAGCCGTAGCAAGGCGTATTGATCCAGTGTTAATGTTCTGAATAACATCCTTGACTACTTCAGAAAGAGGTATTCCAACAGAGGTAAAGTCGTCCGCAGCCGAACGAACAAGCGACCTAATTCCGTTGTCTGACAAAAATAGAATATCGCTGCTTACTTGAACAGCACTTCCAGCGGCAACGCATCCAGTATTGTTTGAGATGAGCGATACAATCCAATCCGATGCAGATGTAGCATCTGCTGGAATATCAACTTGGAATATCCTGCGTTTCTTGAAAACAATAATGCGATTCTTGTAGTACGGAACGATTGCGGTAATCTCGTCGCCATCATCGCCATTTACAACGATGCTATTGGATGAAGCCCAAACACTAGGATCGAGAATATCAGACGCATACAATGTGTTCCTAAACTCTCCAGACCCAGCTCCAATCAGCCTATTTTCAGCGTTGATTAAAAGCCTTAAATCTTGTGGAGGCGCACTCACCGTTGCTGTTGCGGTTGCACCAATTCCATCTCCAATGATGGTTACTGTTGGTGCGCCGGAGTAACCAGATCCACCGTCTGATACGGTCACTGTTATGGTTCCTCCAGCTACTTGCGTGATCAGGGTTGGACTTGTTCCACCCCAATCTGGACCATTTACAAATGCTGTTGCTGTTGTGTATCCAGTGCCACTGCTTGTAACTGTAATAGCCCGAAGCTTGCCACCCTGCCTTGTTACCCTATTGCCATCCCAGAAATGAAGGTCGGCATCGGCATCGGCCATATACATCTTGTCGTTAAACTGGGCAAAACTTACTAGCGTGCTAATTGCAATGCTGTATCCATCAGACCACATTTGAGCGTCAGATCCAAATGTCCTTGCAACAGATGCCCATGTTTCATCTGCTGGATGTATTTCAGCAGTACCGCTTGATGGAATGCTATAAAATCTACCGCCAGTTACAGTCAGCAATTGTTGATAGTTGTAAGTCTCAAAGTAGCGCATCCCACCCACTGAACTGCTGGTGCTTGTGGCATTAGTGGAAAAGTTAGTAGCTCCAACACGAGTCTCCAAATTACCCTTTGGAGATAGGGTCATATTGTACAGTTCTTGTACCTGGTTCTCAGCTAGTAAATCTGATTGCAGACCGCTGGCTTGTCCACCAGAGAAGTTGCGAATGCCGTCAAACGCCAGCACATCGTCCGTTGCGTCAACAAAGTACGGCATGGCTGTTTAGATGATCTCTTCGATTGTAAGCTCGCCAAGGCTGTTAGGAGTGATTTGCTTCATTCCTCCAACCTGGCTCAATTCATAGTTAGCCATCGCAGCTAGGTCGGCATTGGCAGCCTGCGTAACAACCTGTGCCTTGCCATACTGCCTCTCACGCTCAAGTGCGTCTGCGTGGGTTAGGGATAACACAACATGGTTGACGTGTGGCAAACGAAGCTCGTCATTCAATGAGTTAGTTGATGGAGGAAAGTCAACCGTATAGCTGTTTCTTGTGATGCACTGAAGCTTCTCAATCACCTGCAATACTGCTGTACTGCTGGTCTGGAGCGTAGGGTAGACATCAACTTGAGCCGTACCACCGCTGTTCCTACCCTTGAAGTAATAGAACGATGGCGTGCCGGTTGTGTCAAGGTTAAGCAGGCTTGAGTCCTGGCTTACAATCGTGGCCAAATCCATTGGCTGTAGCTCACTATTATCGTAAGCGATGGACAATGGATTCTCGACCAGAGAACCAAGGCTGACAGTGCGAGTGTTTGTGGCCAGCGTGTAGGTTGAGTTGGTTACAGTTTCACGCCAAGGCGCAAAGTTCCAGACGCGCCGATAGTTCAGCGATGCTGACTTTTGCAGGAACGTGAGAGTGTCGGAATCGGTCTTGCCAACCTTCTCGCCTGCGTACTGAGCGATCTCGGTTAAGGTCATTTGGCTTCTAGTGCTTCAATGCGTGATTTGAGAGAATCGTTTTCGGATTTAAGTTCTTGAAGTGATTTTGTTAGAAGTGAAATCATATTTGTATAAATAATTCCATCTGGTCTGTTTTCATTATCATAAAGCATTACCTCATCAAGCCCAAGCTGGCTTACTTCTTCTGCAATAAATCCAGAATTTTTTCTTGTTTCTCCATTAAACTTAAAAGAAACTGGTCTTAATTGCATTAAATATGAAAGACCTTTTTCATAATCTTGAATATCGTGCTTGTATCTCAATGATGAAGACGAAGCCTTTAGGTCGCCATTTGCATCAAATCCAAGAGCTGTAATTGTCCCTGCAGCTGGTCTATTTGTATATCTAATTGTTCCATCTACATGAAGTCTTGTTGCTGGACTCGTAGTCCCAATCCCAACATTGCCGAGTGAATCAATTCGCATCTTTTCCGTGATTGAGCTTGTTGCAGATGTGTTTGCCCTATTTGCAAAAATAATGTCGTATGCTCCATTGGCAGTATTCTTAACTCCAATCTTCGCGCCAACAGCAAAAGATGTTTCTTGAAATGCTATTGCTTGCTCGCTAAATGGCCCATTGTTGTTTAAAAGTA